TCGTTCTCGTAGCGCACCGGCAGCGCGCCCGTACCGGCGGCGTAGGCATCGAGCACGCCCTTGAAGGCGTCGAAAGCTGAGGGACTGGACATCAGACCGCGCTGTTGATGACGATTGCGGGATAGGTGATCGGCATGCCTGCCTGCCGATCCTTACGGCCGCCCTGGCTGTGCTTGAGCCGGTACGGGATCAGGGGATGGAGGCCGCTGGCGATATCGAGGAACCGGGTTTCGAACTGAAATACGCCGGAGAACCGTCGAGCCAGCGCCCGCTTGGTGCCGTCGAATACCGAACGACGCGGCACACCAAGCCTCCCGCCCTCAACCTTGCGCACATAAGGCTGCGCGTTGGTGATGATCACCTCAGACGCTGCCGGCAGATTCCGAAAATCGTTGATCACCCGGCCGCCAGCGATGACGATAAAGGATCCCGCAAAGCGTCCCGATTTACGCGGCGAACGCTTCTGCAGTTCCTCGAACGCCGTGCGAATGACCAGAGGCCAGTTCGTAAACTCGTAGACGATCGCGCCGGGCGCGCGGTAGGCTTCCTCCGGTGCGCCAGCCACACCGTTGACGTAGCGCTCGTACTCCGGCGAGGCCGCGCCCTCGGCAATTACGCGATGCAGTTCCCGGCGCGCGAAGGCGGCGACAGCGCGATTGATCGCGTCGGGCTCCATGCCGGCCGTCGCCACGCGCAGATCGCGCTCGAAGAACTCAAAGCCGGTGCCCATCAGCCCGCCACCGTGAGATTGACCCGAACCACTGTCCCGTCGATCGCTACGGGGTCAGCGAACATGATCTGCCGTGCCTTCCCCTTCACGACGAGGAAGTCGTTGGCGCGAGGAATGCGAGGGTCGACAGCGCCGGGCGTGACGGCGTGCCCAGCAGGCCAACCGGCCTCCAGGATTTGCGTCATCGAGATCACGGCCTTGGAATAGGCCTGTGTGGCGGTGCCGACGATCTCGTCGCCACGCAATCCTCGAACGGAAGCGCGGACGGTCACGTCCTTTTCTACGAGCGGCTGGCCTTCCTTGCGGCGCAGGATGCAATCCTCGCCATGCACGGAAAGCTGCCGGTCCAGCATATCGATGGCGGTGGCCGGCGTCACAGCGTGTAAATCCTGAGCGTCGACAGAAGCCGGTTGCACGTCCGCTCGACAATGGCGGTTACCTTGTCGGCGTCGAGAAATGTCTGTGCGCCGACGCCTTCGACGGTTTCCGAGCGAAGGCCGGGCGTCGCCGCCCCGGCTCGAATGAGGTCTTGAACCGACAAGATGATGGCTTGTCGGGCACGCTCGGGAACGGCGCCGGTCTTGCCCTCTCCGGCACCATTATAGCCAGCGTCATAGCGAATGCGCACAGCATCCGGCGCGTCCCGAACGGCAGGGAACGAAAAACCGCTGTCGAGCCAGATGCGGTTGTCGATAACTTTGTAGTTCGACGGATCAACGGTCTGCTCGACACCGGTAAGGTCGAGGTATTTCACGGTCGCGGTGTCGGCGATTACCGGCGGATAGGGCAGCCCAAGATTCCGACCGCAGAACGACGGCAGCGTCAGTTCCAGCGTCTGTTTCCCAAGCGCCCGACCGAGCCATCCATCCGGCCCGTCAATCCCTTCGGTCACGGCCTGGATCAGCGCGACAACGGCGGGATCGTCGGCGGCGTGGCCGCCGGCAACGTCTGCCGGCGTCACGATTGGATCGGGAGGGACTACGACCCGGCCAGCCATTGTTCAGGCCTTTTCCTCGGTCTTGGCTTCGTCCTTGTGCGCGACCGCCGCTCCAAGGCCGATCAGGCGATCGGCTTCGTCTGCGTCGAGCGCGATAACCGTGCCCGGCGTCAGCGAGCCATCCCGGCCGCTGTAGAAGGCCTTAAGTCGCACGGTCGTCTGTTTGACCTGCTTGCCAGCTTCGTTCTTCTCACCGCTCATGGGTGTTCTCCATCACTGATTTGTCGAGGAAGTACGCCGGGCCGTGTCGCAGGCCCGGCGAAATCGTTGCCCGGATTACGAGGCCGCGTTGACGAACACCTTCACGGCGCCGCCGACATCGATCAGATTGCCACCGGAGCGCATCCAGGCGAGGAAGCCGACCTGGCCTTTCTTGGTGTAGGCGGAGTCCGTGAAACGGAACATCTCGATCGCCATCACGTCGCGGATTTTGTAGTAGCTGAAGTCGCCGTAGGCGATCGACTTCGCGCTGGCCGCCATCTTGGCAACGCTCTGGTTGACACGGATCGGGTCGCCAAGGAGACGATCCGGCGCGCCGCCCGGCACATTCGTCTCGTAGCCGGGAACGAAGATGGGACGCTCCTGGCTATCCTTGATCTTGCGAACGATACGAACCGTGTCGTCGTTCATCATGAACTGACACTTTCCGCCCTCGCGGTAGGCAGGGTCGACGGAGTGCTGAAGGTCGACCAGCGAATCGTAGGTGACATTCGTTACCTGCGACGTGCTGTTGGCGGCGGTCACACCAACCGCTGCCGCGGTGATGACACCCTTGGGCTGGTTCGTGCCGGTGCCAGTGGTGAAATGCTTGTTGGTGATGCGGCCGAGACGCGTCACCAGACGGCCGCGCACGAATGCCTCGATGTCGACATTGCTGTCCTGAAGCAGTTCCCACGGGACCGTGACAACCTTCGACGAATACTTGTAGACCGGCAAGCCCAGCGTTCCGAAGTCGACGTCGAGATCGGTGGCCGCTGTATTCTCGGCAACGATCTCACCTTCCTCGGACGTGCCGTCCGAGGTCGGGAACGACATCGGATTGCCCATCGAGGTCTTGATGATGTCGGCCACGGCGCGCATGCCGCCATAGGCCTCAAGCGCCTCCAGAACCGAGGTCGCCACTTCCGTTGCAACGGTGTAGCCGCCCTCGCTCTGCGTCGTCGTCGACATGGTGTTGCGGACAGTTGCCCAATCGGCATCCGTCAGCGCCTTGTCGCCGCCGCGCAGCCACTTGGCATAGACCTCGGCGCCGGCGGACTTCTTGTCCTTGCTGGCTCGTTCGGCCGCTTCGATGACGCTGTTGTTCAACGCCTCGTTGGCGACACGCTCGTTGACCGCCGTAATGCGCGCGATCTGCGCGTCGAGCGCGTCGATCTCGGACATGCCGGCATCATAGACGGGCTGGTCCGCTTCAGCGTTCCAATCCTCTTTCTCGACCAGTTCCTTCAGCGCCTTGGCTTTGGCCGCGCGCTGCTCTCGCAATGCCTGGATAGACATTTCGTGTTCCTTTCAGATTGTGGAAATTTGGCCGCGAGGGCGACCGCTATCTGCTCAGCGCAGCGCGCTTAGGCAGCTCGTTCCAGCATGCGCGCGGCGTGCTGCCGGACGCGCTGGGCAATGGTGTTCGCCGGCTTGGCCGGTTCAGTCTCAACGGGAGGCTCGGGCAGCTTGGGCGCGGCCGTAAATGCGCTCATGTCCCATTTGGCCGTTGCGCTCGGTTTGTCTTCGGCAACGACATCGGCGATGCCGATCTCGACAGCTTCGGAAGCGGTAAACCACGTTTCCTTGGCCATCAGGTCCCGGAACTGTGCGACATCGCCACCGCTCTTCTTGGCGTAGGACTCGGCAATGGTCCCATCGACCTTTTCGAGCAAGTCGACGACACCGACGAAATCGTCCGCGTTGCCCCAAGCAAGGGTCGACGCCTGATGGATCATCATGAAGGAGCCTGGCGCCATGATCACCTTGGGAGCCGCAACCGCAATGACCGATGCGGCGGAAGCCGCGTACCCATCGACGTGAACGGTGATCGCGCCTTCATGTTCGCGCATTGCCTGGCAGATCGCCACAGCACCGAACACGTCGCCGCCGGGCGAATTGATCCTGATCGCCACGTCGCCTTTGATGCCGGACAGCGCGTCAATGAACGCCGACGGAGAGACGCCGCCAAACCACTCCGCTTCGAAGTCGTCGGCGACGATCATGTCGTAGATGTAGATCGTGTTGCCCTCGGCGCGGAATGACCCGCGCTTTTTGTTCGAGGCCAGCAAGGCCCGGAGCTTGTTCATGTTGCGGGTTCCTTCTGCGGCTCAGGGGTTTTGCCCGGATTGATACCCATGTCGTCGCCGTCCTTGCTCCGCTTCAGGCGAAGATGGGCGCGGGCTTCGTTGACGCTCATGATCTTCGGCTCGCCGGCGCGACCGACCGCAATGCGCAGTGCTTCGAACAGCGATTTCGTGTCGGCGCGCTCCAGATCGGCGGTATCGAACTCGGCCACCCTTGCGGCTGTGCGAAAGAGCTTGCGGTTGATCTCGTTCTGGAACTTGTTGAGGTGCTGGCGCAGCGTGAAGCGGACGAACCCGATTGCCATGGCCTCGACGCCGGAGCCCCAGGAAGTCGTCTTCTCGTTG